TTAGAAAGTGAGAATGGTTGGTACATAGCAAATAATAATATAACATCACACAGCGACAATGTCAAGGGAATAATAGTTCATAATTGCAGATGTGGAATGCGTCCTGTTATTGGCAAAGCACAAAGAGTAAGAGAAGCAGTACAAAGAACAACAGAATTTATTCCAGCAAAGACAATTGCAGGAGCCGAAAGGTGGGCAGTTGAACATGGAGTAGCAAAGAATGTTAAATATACTGGTTTATCAATTGAGGCTGCGAACGAAACCAATCAAACACTTCTTGCATTAAAACAAAAGTATGGTGTTGAGTTGACAAAAGTGAAAACAATTAATAAGAAAGCAACCAAAGCAGGACTTGCACCGATGCAACATGTTGGATATTTTTCAAAAGAACCAGTTACAGGAGTATACCAAATAACCAGAGCAGAATTAGAAATCAATAATGTTTACTTTAAACAATTTGCTGGTTTGAAAGAAATAGATGCTGATATATTTTCTTATAATAAGAGTGATTGGTGGGCACCAAGAAGTTATAAGGAAATGCTTACTCACGAAATGGGGCATAATTTAGAAGTAAAAGGAAAAACGCGCAAACAAGTAAAAGAGCAAGATAAAATTTTAAGAAAGAAAACTCCTGATAAGTTGAAAGTGAGTCATTATGGTGCAACTTCACAAATAGAAAATTTGGCTGAATCTCTTGTGCTTGTTAATACGGGTAGAATAAAAGAAGTGCCAAAAGATGTTCTTAAAATGATGAACAAATATTATGGATTGGAGTTGTAATGATTATACCACGGTGCTTTGGTTGCAAACATTATTTTAAAAAAGACAAAACTGGTAATAAATGCAAAGCATTTCCAAATGGTATACCAGATAAATTTCTTGTTGAAATATTACATGATAGTGTAGAACCTGTCCAGGTTGGTAAAATTGTTTACGAGGAGGCTAAATGAAGTGGTAAAATTGATAAGAAAAAAGAAGTATAATCTTGGCATAAATGAGCTGCGAAAATCAGCTACAAAAACAGCAACCGCACCTGTTGATAAACTGACAGATGCACAGCGTGAATGGAAGTGGAAAGTTGAAGATGCCGCGAGAACTTTAGAAGATAATATGAAAGTTAATGGTGATAAAAAACTATTTACAGCGGCTACAAAACTCTTAGAAGAAAGGAAGAAAAACATTGAAGAAGTTTTAGAAACAACAAAGTTTATTCCAAGTATGTATGTAGCAACTGAAGATTTTAAATTAGGAAATACCGAGGTAAAAAAAGGACAGGAATTACACTTAGTTCTTGGTGTGGTCCTTGAGCCTGATACCGTAGATGCAACTACTACTGAGAAATCAGCAGGAGATATTTATAATGAAGAAGAAGTAAGAAAAGCCACGCATTTCTTTATGTCAAATTATACAGGTTCTGGTAATGATTTTATGCATGATGGGCTTGATGATAATAATTTGAAAATAGTTGAATCATATGTTACACCAGCAGAAATGGAAGTGAACGGTGAAACTATTAAAAAAGGCACGTGGATGATGGGCACATTAATACTTAATGATGAAATGTGGGAGAATATTAAAAAAGGAAATATAACTGGTTACAGTATAGGAGGTGTTGCAAATGGCAATTTTGAGGAGATTATCTGATATAAGGACAAAGCATGTTTCTTTGGTAGATGCTCCTGCAAACAGACGTAAATTTGTATTAATTAAAAGAGAAGGAGAAACAGCAATGGAAAAAGAAACAGTTGATGCCTTGTCAGCAGTTGAAAAAGCTATTAATGATTTTGACGCAAGGCTTGAGGCAATTGAAAAAGCAAATACTGACGCATTTATAATTAATGTTGAAAAAGCTGGTGCTACATTTTCAGCCAAAAATAAAGAGCATATGACAGTAATGCGTGATATGCTTAATACGTTAATTGGTGATGAAGCCGGTGCGGAAGATGTTACTGCTGAAAAAGCAATGACTGATGCTGAATTTGCCGAAGTATTAACTGGTGCTGTTACAAAAGCACTTGAAGAACCAAAAGAAGAAGAAACAGATGATAATGCCACAGCCATTGCGAAAGCTATTGCAATTGCCTTAACCTCCATGAAAGAAGGAGATGACAAATAATGAAAAATCTGAGTAGAGCAGAAACAGAAAATCTTGGTCTTGTAATCGGAAAGATGATTCGTAAGAGTCAAGAACAGTCTGGTATTCCTACCAGTGGTTCTATTTCTGATTTAGTTAATACTGAGGTACGCAAAGTATTAAGAGAAACAGCAGATAATGGTGCGGGTTACTATTTGTCAGAAATGAATCCGCTTGATTATGTAGAACTTCAGAAACGGATTCTTGAACCAGCCAAAGATGTTGAAGTAAATAAACTCATGCAGGAATGGAATGATGATTTTTATATTCTTGTAGAACTCGCAAAATCAACCGGCACACCGATTAGGCAGATGGGAGATTTTACACATTTTGATAAAGCATGGTCTGATTTGTCAAAAGCATTGAACACAGCTAATGCCGGGCAGGGACTTGAATGGATTCCTACAGGCTTCAGTGCAGACATGATAGGCATAGTTGATTTAATGGCTATTCTATCACCTAAATTTGGTACATTCACAATGCCTACTAATCCTTATACATTCCCAGTTAAAACTGGTCGTAGTACTGCTTATAAGGGTGGGGAAGCAACTACTGATAGTCCTTCAATGTATAAGACAAGTTCCATGTCAACCGATAATCTGACATACACAGCAGAAAAGATTATTGTTAATAGCCCGTTTTCAGAAGAAATGGAAGAAGATTCCATTATCGCTGTTATTCCTGCTATTAAAGCAGATATTGCCGAAGCACAAGCAAGGGGCATGGATGATTCTATTATCAATGGTGACCTTACAGCAACACATCTTGATACCGGGTATACTGTTGGTTCTGATGATGTGCGTAGACTTTGGAATGGTTTAAGAGATATGACTATTTCAACATTGAAACAGGATAACAACGCATGGTCAACATCAGCTGGACTTGCACTTCTTCGTGCAATCTTTGAAGATATGGGAGTCTTTGGTATTAGAAAGAAAGAAATGATGATTCTTTGCAATACCAATATGTACAATAAATTTGTTAGCCTTGCAGAAGTATCTACTAATGATAAATTTGGTGGAGCCGCAACTATTCATAATGGTGAACTTACCGCTATTGATGGTGTTGAAATTGTTCTTACTGATTTACTTGAAGAACGTCAAAATGCAACCGGTATTTATGATGGCACTACTGAAACACAAACACAGTATATGGTTGTAAACAAAACTGCATTCAGAACTGGTATCCGCAGAAAGTTTACACTTGAAATGGTAAGAAAACCGCTTCAAGGAAATTCCTATATGGTTTCAACTACTCGTAAACACTGGCAGTGCAAGTATGATACAACTGAAAAAACGGTCGTTGGTTGGGCATACAACATTACTAAATAACTTATAAAGATAAAGGAGATTTATTATGGCTTCTGGTGCAGGATACAGGCACAGTTCAATACTTCTTGATAGCTTGAAAGAATCAGGACGCACAGGCTTTGGGGAAGCAGATTGGAAAAAATATATGCAGTATGGTATTAAAGGTAGTACAGTACGACTTGTTTCTAATTGTGAAGATGTTTCAGATTGGGATATAGAAAGTTCTGGTGTTTTTAATGCTATTAATGATACAACTGATATACGACATGGTTCCAATGCTTTGGAACTTTATGATATTACAAGTGCGGTTGGTACGGCTATTTCACTTGATGATTCACACGCACCTGTTCGTGAGGACTGGACAGCATTCAATTGGCTATGTATCTGGATACATGATGATACCGCCGCACGACTTGCTGGAGAACTCACTGTACAGATTAAAAATGGTCAGACGTGGCAAACAGCAGTGAATGTGCCAACGTCTACTGTTGACATGTACCAGCTTGTGTGCATTGATATTACTGGTGTAGCAAGAGGTGAAGTTAATGGATTCCGTTTTGTGAATCAACGTGGAACTGGTTCTTCAGAGAAAGTTTACATTGATAGAATTTCTGTATGTGATATTATCACTGGTGTTGGTGACGGCGCCGCTATTGCAACAGGACCTGTTTATGGTTCTATTATCTCTGTGCCAGTAGCAACTGGTGAAACTATTCTTCCTGGTGATACAGTAGAATGGTTGATAGATGGTGTTGCACTTGGGACAGCAAATGATGCAAGAATTATGGGTGTTGCTTGTCAGGATACTCCAGTAACTTCTTATGTTGCTTCTGATACAGAACCTGTTGAAATTCTTATAGCAGTAACGGGTTCTATTGTTACTCTTAGAAATGATGCAACTGGTATGGCAATCGGGGAACCTGGGTTACTTGGTGCTGATGTTGTTACTGAAGCACCTGGTACTGCTACCGCAAATGCGGAGTATGGTTTCTGTATTAGTATGGAAACTTCAAGTACTACTGCATGGGCTTCAGGAGATTCCCAGTATAAACTTCTTGCTACTGGTTCTGAGGACTAAAAATTATAAATATTAGAATGGTGGGGTGCTTTCCTTCTGTGGGGGGCTGAAATGCCCCCCGCCCACCGTTTTAATCAGAAGGAGTTTATATAATGTTAATTATGTTTATGGGCACAAAAGAACATCCAACACATGTTCAATTAGATGTAGTAACAGGTTGTAAGTTTAGATTTATTGATGATGGTGAATATGATGTGCCTGATGATTTTGGTAAAAGATTAATCAAGAATCATCCGAGTGTTTTTGGTGCATCACCTGAAGTTATCAATGAGAAGCGTGGCAAAAAGAAAACACCACCTTCAACAAAAGAAAAGAAAGTTCCTACTGGTGATGAACTGAGTAGAAAGAAAGTGCATCCGATGAATAAGGCTTTGAATCCAGAACCTGACAAAGAGGCACCAAAAGCAGTTGTTGGTGCTGGCGGAAAACCACCAAAATCAGAGAAAAAGAAACCAGTTAAGAAAGCTAAAACTAAAACAGAGGAGTAATTAATGTCAACATACAAAGCATTAAATTTTGCTCTTTCAAATGTTGCACAAGCACTTGCTCAAATTACTGCCGCTTCTGGTGGTGGTGATTCTATTGATATGATTGCAAATAATGGCAAAATGATATTTAAAAGCGCCTTATTTCAATTTACAATTGCAAGTATAAATACTAATGTTGTTATGCGTATTCAAGGCTCGTTGGATAATGAAAATTGGTTCAATGTGGATGAAGATGAAGCTGATATGACATATACAGCAAACGGTACATATTCTGTGCGATATGAAGGAGATGGTGAAGTGATATACCTCCGTCCATATAAAGTTTCTGAAAGTGGCGGAACAGATGTAACAATTGATACAAAAGTAAAAGTGTTTGATTCGTATGAAGGAAATGTTGGTTAATTAAAGGAGGCTTTTGAATGGCACCAGAAAAAATGTTCAAAAATAGAGATAAAGCCCAACCGCTTTCCCTTACTACCTTATCTGCTCCAGGAGATTCAGAAATACTTGATATGTCAGGTGTCCGGGATATTGTGGTAGCATATACAGTAGCATCAATTAGTACGAATGTTGTTTTAAGATTAGAAGGCAGTAATGATAATTCAGAATGGTTTAATCTTGATGTAGATAACCAAGATGTAACAGTTACTTCTAATATGACAGATGCGTTCCAATATGAGGGTAGGGTGGGGTTTATAAAAGTTAAATTTGTTTCTGAAGCAGGTGGCACAGGTGCAACAGTTGCACTTACTGCCTATTCAGGTTCTGCAAATTAAGGGAGGAGTTTAAATGAGATATTTAAATAGAAGTAAAGCAATGGGTGCAAACAACGCAAACAATGCTTTTGATAGTTCTAAGGTGGTTTCTAATTCTGATGGTTCGGTATTAGAAAGATTAGAATATATCCAAATAGATGATATAAAAACCAAAATAAATTTTGGTGATGAAGCAACAGCAGATACAGGCGCCGCCACCGAAACTGTAATGCTGAAAGTTTTTGAATCGGAAGCATATGATTTAGTTGCTGAAATATACGCAGATACAAAAGGTGCGATAAGAATTGGAAAAGTAATTAATGATAAAATTACAGCGTGGGGTACTGAAAAAGCATTTGAAGCACACGGAATAACACTTCAGAATGCAATTATGGTTGATGCTGATGCTGATGCACCAACTTTGGCAATTGCCTTTGTTGACTCTGACGATACTTTGGCAAAAGTGGTAGTTTGTTCTGTCAACACCACGACCATGGTAGTTACATCAGGAACAGCAGTTTCAGTGGCGGCTACTGATAGTACTGGCAATGCGCAAAGATTGGGTATATGCTCACCGTCCGCAGGCGTAGTAGCTGTTGCTTATCGTAACGAAGACCACGCAACAGATGCCGCACAATTATCGGCAGCCACAATTTCAGGAACAGTTTGTGGAACATTCACAGCCGCAACAATTATAAATACTGCCGCTTCAACTTATGTTCAATGTTCCTCACCAGAAACTAATTATGTATTTGTAACATATCTTGATGCCGGTGGCATTAATGTCAAAGGTGTTTTGCTTGACGGTGAAACAATTGGTACTCCTGGAAGTGAAGTTGTTTTAACTACTGATACAAGTATTACCGAAGTCAATATGGTATCTTATGATACAAATAGATTAGCTATTGTGTTTAAAGATGGTGATGTAACTTCTGACCCGCTTTATGGACTCACTGGAAGTACATCAGGAACAGTTTTCTTAGCTGGTCGTTTGCAAGTAATTGTACTTGACTCCGCTGGTCCTTCCGCCGGTGATGTTGGTATGTGTGCTGTTGATAAAAGTAGAATTGCAGTAGGGTGGACAAGAAGTGCGCGTGGTACTATTCAGATACTTGGGATTACTGAAGGAACTTTAGTGCCCGGTTATGAATATGTATTTAGTGCCGCTGGTGACCCGTTGACAATTAGCCCGGTAGCATTTGATGATGGTGATAGAATTGCAATTGCTTATGAAGATGATGGCGCCGGTGATGATGCTCTTGCCGTAATCGCTGTTATCACTGAAGCACGAATAACGGATATGTTTGATATTAATTCTGATACTGGAGAAGCGGATATTGATATTTCAGAACATGTTTATACTGGGTATATCAATATGCTTACTATTGTTGCTCCTTCAACTGGATTGCGTGATTTGGTTATTGAACTTGATTTCAACCAAGCCGCAACAGGTTGGGATACAGCCGCAACTGCCGCTGATACTCTTGACCTTGTAGCAGTAAAGCAAATTGATGGTACAAATTACCGAAGTACACAAATTGCTTCTGCTCAAATTACAGCAAATGGTGATGGTTCATTAGATGCTTCTGAATCTGGAGTATTGTTACAACTTGGGACAGTTGGTCCATACCAGTCAATTCAAGTTCAAGTTAAATTAAGTGCCGAAAGAGGTGATTCCGCCCAACCGTATCGTGTAACTTATGTTGGCGCAATTGCTCCTACTATTACTGCTGTTGCCGCTGTTTAAGGAAACTAAACAATGACTGATAAAGCAATAAATGATACCTACCAAGAAACGGTTAATTCCCGTAAAACTGGTATAATAGGTAGAGCAGTAACACATACTTTGTTTGTGAGTCCAAATGGTGATGATAGTAATGGGCTTTCATGGAAAACTGCTTACACTACAGTACAAGGAGCATTAGATGTTGCTACGCATGCCAATTCAAACGAATGGACAACCACAGCGGTAGAAATACGTTCAGCAGGAGCAAAACCATTCCGGGTACTTGGAATGGATGCAGAACTTAGTGCTGATGAAAAGTTTAAAGTCCGGCTTACTGATGGTACAACTTATTTTCGTGATGGTCAGTTTGAGGGAGTAAAGAAAAAAACCAAAGCATATAGCAAGCCGTCTGGTACGGAGTTTATTTTCAATCAGGGTACTGTCATATCAGCAGAATCAAAATCTGAGTCTGGCAGTAATACTGCAACCGTATGGGTTGAAATTCAGGAAATTTAACAAAAATAGGAGGTGATTCTAATTAGTTATAATACATTAACAAGTGCAGAAGCCCTGGCCGGGCAACCATTGAATCAAGATATACTTAATGTTGCAAAATCTGTTATTGATAAATGGACAGAATATAGGTGGACAACCACAGATAGAAGTTTGCTTGGTTCAGGTGATGGCACGGTGTGGGTACAATTGTATGAACCATTGATTGCGATTTCTTCTTTTACAATTGATGATGTAGCACAAGTTGATGGTACTGATTATGAAATAAGATTAGCTGAAGGTAAATTGTATATGTATTCACCTTTGCCATTTGGGCATGATAATATTGCAATTTCTTATACTTATGGTTTTACTGAAGATGGCGCTGAATCCGAATACTATTTGGATACATTTCCATCTGTTAGAATGTCTGAAGCACAAATTGCATTATATCTGAGAAAGAATCCAATGATTCTTGGAAGTGTATATATTGAAGGTTCATCAATTAATTTTGGTAATCTTTCACACACATTTTCTTTTGAAAGATATTTAGTAAATGTGCCTAGGCCTATATCATTTGGTGCAATTGGTCCTTCTTCTGAAAATACTATATGGGGCGAAAGAATATGAGTATGATTAAATCTTTTATGACGACGACTCCTCCTTGCAAAATAATGCGTAGGCAGGACTATTCTAATACCGACGAACAAAACCCGGTGTATGCCCTATCTAATGCAGTTGATTACATATTTAAAACACGAATATCAGAACAGATGCAAAGAGATATAGGGGAAGATGTTGTTATTAGTGGATTATTAATCATAGCAGAAGAAGTAAAAGCAGGTGATATGATTTTACTTGATGGCTGGGAATATGAAATTATCCCAGGAGGTATTTATTCAAGGACAATTGCGTATTCAAATGAAGTGGATTATTATACCATAGCAATATCAAGAAGGAGGGAATATAGTGAAACGAACGGCACAGTTAATTCAAAAGTTGAATAAAGGAAAACTGTCTAAAGCTGAAATGGATTATGCTTTACAGTTTCCTTTGGTTGCTAAAAATTATAAAGATTATCCAATATATAAAAAGAAAAAAGATGCTGAAGATAAAAAAGAAAAAGCAGAAGCGGTGCGTATTGCAAAATTGCAACCAGTGAAAGTTGAACCAGTGGTTGAATCGGAAGCTGATATTGAAAAACGTAAATATCGTACTAAAATAATTGGAACAGAAGCAGTAGAATATACAAGATTGGAACGTATTGAAGAAAAAAAAGAAGCAGTAGAAAAAGAAAATAAAAGAAAGCGTTTGCTTGCAAGAAAAGAAAATGATGATGCAATTAAACGTAGAAAAGAAGCAGTAAAAGAAGCTAAACTTAATGAAGTATCAAAACGGGTACTTCGCAAAAAGAAACCTACAAAAAGGAGTAAATAAAAATGGCGGATAGACCAGTTTTTAATTTTGTGAATCCTCCTGGAACAGGTGCCATTATTAGACATGATGGTGGTGATGCCGGTGGTGGTGGCGCAAGAGATTTTTTAAATTTTGAACAAGGAGGCACTGAAGTAATATCAGTTGATTCAAGTGGTTTGCTTGACCCAGCCGGCGGTGATTTAGAACAGCAATCTATTATCTGTATTGATGATATTGCCGCTGATTCTGATGCTTATACGTGGGAGATATTCAAAGCAAGAGCCGCAGTAACAATTGTTAAAATTTATTTTTGTGTTAATGCTGATACTGCTGATGGTTCTTCAAACACACAAACACTTCTTGTGAGTGAAAGTTCTGGGGATGCACAAGTAGCAACTTGGGTTTCAAGTGGTGTTGTATCAGATGAAACTTGGACTGATATGGGCAGTATTACAAATGGTTCATTAATAGCTGATGAATATTTATATATGGCACCAACGAAAGCTAATACCGGTATTGCAATGAACGGTTTAACTTTCTTAATTGAATTTAGATACGCATAATAAAGGAGGTGTTGTGATATGGGAGCAACGAATGTAGTTCATGTTGAAGATTCACAAGGCAATGGTCCTTTAATGAATTTTGATGTGAATAACCAAAGGGATATTTTTACACAGTTTGATGATGGTGCAGAAGTCTTTGCATTAATGTCAGATGGTTTTATAAGAACCAGTACAAGTTGGAAGTATAGATATGTAAATATTGGACTTGGTACGCTCGCAGTTGATAATGATGCATATACTTATCCATTATTAAGAGCAAGAAACGATATTACAATTACACATTGTAGTATTTCATTTGCAGAAACAATTGGTTTAAGTGCAACAAATTATCATACATTTTATTTGGAGCAGAGTGGAAACACAGTTGATTTAAGTACATTGTCATATGCCGCAACTGGTTTTACACAAAGAGTTCCAAGAGATATGACAATAGCAACATCTGGTAATCAAGACAAGTTGGCGGCAGGAAGTACTTTGCAAATGCGTGCCATCAAAACAGGTACTCCAAGTGCTACAATTACAGGAGTAGTTGTTAGTATTGCTTATACTATTGACCAACCAAATAATACACTGAGTGGTCCAACTGATAACATTATCAGAACAGTAAACGATATTGGTACTGCACCAGTCTATGAACTTGATTCTGTTGATAGGGATTTCCTTTGTGTGAGTGAAAGGGGTTCAACAAGATTTTATATTGATAATTCTGGCAAGATGCATGGTCATCCTGAGGGTTGTTATTATCCAGTTGACCAATATCATTATCTTGTAACAAATGTTGGTGATATTACGACAAGTGATACTTTTAAATCACCATTATTTAATCCTATAGCCGCTTGCAAGATTCATAAGATTTATTTTGGTTCTTCAGTGGCTTGCCCAGTTGATTCAAATGCAGGCTATTGGCAAATAAAAATTGTAGATGATGGCGCAAAGCTATTAGCAGATGCTTATATACATGGTCCTTATGGCGGTGGCACAGCTTTAACAGCAGGTGTGCTTGCTGATATAGGTACCATCAATGAAATCTATTCTTCATTGGCTGCCACAGAACATATACAAGTAGAATATACTGAAACAGGAACAGGTCCTGATATTAATGATTTAACTTTTGTTATTGTTTATACAAAGGAAGCCTAAATGATATTTGATGTAGAACAAGCATTGAAAGAATACTTTATTGCCCATATGGTAGATATTGCAGGAAATGGAAATACTTCTATTACAGTTTATAAAGAGAAGTTTCCAGACAATGCGGATAAAATGGGCATTTCTGTGTTTGCCGAAGTGCCTGCACCTAATCAAGTATTTCAAATATTTTCTTGTGCTGTAAAGATTCATACAAGAGCAAAATCTAAAGCAGAAGCATATACTATAATGCAGAATATTGATAAGTTAATTGATAGGAGGGTCCAAGCCGATTTAAGTGATACATATAATTTATGTTACTGTTTGAGAAATGTTGGTCCAAACCATTTTGTGGATAGAAATTTACATTTGTATTCAGCTTTGTATGAAGTTGATATAAGACAGAGGACAGATAATGCCTAAACCAATAGTAATAATGACAGTTGATTCCAAAGCGGCATTTATAAAATTAGCACTTGCTGGCAAAAAGCCTGATTCACCTGAAATGTATCAAGCTATGTTAGATAGTGCAATGGTAATGGAAAGTGAAATAAAGCAAGAGTTACAAGACTTGGTTTATACTCCTCCGAAACCATGGCAAACATCTACTTTGATGAATGAAACACAAGCTATTGGTAAAGTTACAAAAGAAAATGGTGCATTAGTTACTGGTGTTAAATCCAATCCTAATTATGCTGAAGCGGTACATGAAGGTAGGGGTTCAAATGCAAGTTATGGTCCACGTCCGTATTTGACAAGAGGTGGTGTAAGAGCAACACCAGAAGTAAAACGTATAATTAAAAAAGTTTTTGACTAAATAGGAGGAACAAAAAATGGGAACAAGAACCTTAACTCCAACAAATATTAACTATGGTGCCGCAGGCATTACATTCAATTCTATTGAATTAGGATTGTTTCAAGATGCAGTAACTTTTACCCATGATATAACATATTACGAAGTTACTTCTTCACAAATATCCATGCTGTTGACCAAACGTATAATTTCAGAAAGAGCAACAGTAGTAGTTGCAATGCTTGAAACAGAATTGGATAAACTTACTGCCGTTATGAATAGTGGTACTTATACACTTGATAGCGGAAATACGAAGAAAAAAATTGAATTTGGAGGACACCAAATTGCAGATGCGGATGCCGATACACTTGTTATTACACCATTGGGTGACGGTATTGGAACGGAAACAACTGATAATAATGAATTGATTACAATTTACAAAGCATTACCTGAGATTAAACTATCATACGCATTTTCATTAGAAGATGGTAGTTGGGTTGTGCCTGTAGAATTTCATGCGGTACAGGATTCAACCAAGGCCACTGGAAAACAGTTATTCATGCTTGGTGATTCTACTGCCACATCAGCATAAATAATTAACCAAAAACAGGAGGAAGGCAATGAATAAGAAAACGAAAAAAACAGATGATGCAGTAAGTACAATTACAAGTGCAAATGTTTGGAAGAAAAAGAAAGATGAAACATTCACTGTACATTTACCATCCGGTGTTGATGTTGAATTAAGAAAACTGAATTTGCTTGAAGAAGCATCTGCTGGACATATTACATTAACTCTTTTAAATGAAGCAATGGCGGCATCAAATAAATTTTCAGAATTTTCCGAAGGTAGCGTTGTTGATGAAACAGAATTAAATAGAATCATTGACTTGGTGGATAGTGTAGCAATTTTGGCTGTTGTTAAACCAAAAGTGGTTAAAGAATCTCCTAAAGAAAACCAAATTGCTGTTGGTGATATACCTGTTGATGATAAAATGGCAGTATTTACATTTATAAATACAGGCTCCGTGGAGGGACCTGATTTGAGTTCCTTTCGTAAAAAATGATAGCTTAGTTGGTCTTGTGGATGGTATTTGCCAGAGGTACGGGCAGAGACCATCCGCAGTTATTGGTATTAATGATGAAAAACTTGCTTTTGATTTTGATGCCGCCATAGCTGTAAAAGCAAGTCAAATTGAACAGAAGCAGATGGAAGAAAAACAAGCAGAAGCAGAAACAAAAGCAAGCAGTAAACCAAATACGTTTAAGTCAAAAATGGATGGTTTGAAACACATGCAAAAACAATGGACAGCAGAAGAAAGAAGGTAATGTTTTATGAGTGGTGCCCTTACAGGTGATATAAGAATACATTTAAAACTTATTTCTGACAAGTTCCGCCGGGATATAGCAATGAGTGCTGGCAGTATGAAAACACTTACAAGAAGTGCTGATACTGCTATTAAATCATTCCTTGGTTTGAATACTGCTATGTCTGGTTCTATTTTAGCATTTGGTGCTATTGCGGCTGCCGCATTGGCTGCGGGTGTTGCAATGTTTAAAGCAGGGAAGGCGGCGGTTGAATATCAGCATGGACTTGCGAAAGTAACAACACTTCTTGGTGATAACAAACAAGCAATACATGGTATTAGTAAAGAACTAAAAGCATTAAATAAAATTAGACCACAAGGACTTACCGAATTAACCGCCGCAACTTACCAAGCAATATCAGCAGGTGTTGAAGCTACCAAAACAGTTGCACTTTTATCCACAGCAACAAAACTTGCTACTGGTGGTTTTACTGATACAACAACTGCTGTTGATGTTCTCACTACAACTATTAATGCTTATGGTTTAGAAGTTGAAGATGCTGTGATGATTTCAGATAAATTAATCATGGCTCAGAATCGTGGTAAAACAACTGTGGGTCAAATGGGAGCAGTGCTTGCAAGGGTAATTCCTATTGCCGCTGGTTTGGGTGTAGAACTTGATAGTGTACTTGCCGCAGTTTCTACAATGACATTTAGTGGTATAAAAACTAATGAAGCAATTGTTGGTTTAAGAATGGCATTTGCCGCATTGGCGGACCCTACTGATGAATTGCGTGATGCACTTGGTGATACAAATATTGAAAAAGATGGTTTGCTTGGTGTTATGACTAAGCTAAAAGAAGAAACTGGTGGGCAAACAACCAAGATGATGCAACTTGGTTTCACTATGCGTGCGGCTACTGCTGTAATGATTCTTGCAGGAAAAGGACAAGCAAGATTCACAGAAGATATTGTTAAACAAGCAGAGGCAGTTGGTGGTTTGGATGAAGCATATAGTGATATGGCAGAAACAGTTCGTGAGCAATGGAAAATGACCAAGAGTATTATGGATGGAATGTTGACAAGCATGGGTGAGGGCTTGCTACCTGTCTTGAATCGTTTTTTAATTGAATTACGTTCTATACTTGATGTTATGTCAAAAGTAACTAAGGGTGTAAGTGATTTTGAATTTGCTTTTAGAAACTTCTTTACATTAGCAAAACAAGAAGATAATTTGAATGGTTTAAAATCAATTGTAAACTACTTAAAAGAAATAGCAGGAATTGGACATAATATTGACCCGATAGAAATTGTTCCTGAGGCTTTAGCACCAAATAGTATGGCGGGTACTTTGTCCATGAATGCTTTGATGAATAGGAAATCGGCAAAAAAAACAAAAACAAAATCAGGACCAAACAAAGAACAAACTGATGCAATTTTTGGTTTACTTGATGCAGACGGGCAAGCGGAATTTGCTGTTGAAATGGCATTGATGCACGAAAAAGCTGTTGTGGATGGAATTGAAAATGCAAAGAAAAAATTACAGCAAAAGGGTTCATTTAGTGGTAGTGTTGGTGGTGACAAAGATACACTATTTCCTTCTGTTGGTAAATGGGGTACTGGTGCCAAACAAGGTGGTCCTTTACAAGCAGTTGCAGAAGCGGCTCTTGCAATTAATAATATGGTTGATATATTAATTGATGATAAAAAAGGACCATGGGCAAGACTCAAAACATATTCAATTGAAGTTGCAAAAGAAATTGGTAATAATTTTATAGACGAACTTGAAAATGTAAGTTATTGGTTTACCAAAGATGTTCTTGCTGGTGGTTGGAAGAATGCATTTGATAATTTAGTAAGTAATGCCGGGAAGGCTGGAGCGCATATAGCTGCATCTTTGGTATCAAGAATGACAACAAATTTAGTAGAAACATTGGCTGATAAATTATACGATATTCTTACAGGTTCTATTGTTAAACTGGGTGTAGATAAGTTTATTGCATTTTTCGGTGATATAGCTTCAACTGTCGGTGGTTATCTTTGGGACGCATTACATTTGGATACGGTAAAACAAGCCGTGAGTGATTTCATAAGTTATTTTTCCAGTATCGGTTCTGATATATGGGGATGGATATCATCAAATTTAAAAGGGTCAAAAGTTATTCAAGCAGCTAAAGATTTTATTGGTTTCTTTTCTGATATAGGTTCTGATATTTACGGTTGGATATCATCCAAGTTATCTTGGGAATCTGTAAGCGGAATGGTAGGGGATTTTGTAGGATACTTTTCTGATATAGGTTCCGATATTTATGGTTGGATATCTGAAAATATAAATGGTCAAGCAATAATAAATTCTGTTGGTAATTTTATCGGCTATTTCTCAGACATAGGTTCCGACATAGGCAATTGGATTATTGAAAATATAAACGGTGCTTCTGTATGGAGTGGTGTTACAAGATTCCTTGAATACTTCTCCGGTGTGGGTAGTTGGATAGGAGATTCTATTCATGCTGTATTAAAAGGCGGCTCATGGATATGGAAAACCGTAAATACTTTCATCAGTTCTTTCTCCGGTATAGGTAGTTGGATGGGGGATTCTATTCATGCTGTATTAAAAGGCGGCTCATGGATATGGAAAACCGTAAATACTTTCATCAGTT